AAAGTCTTTGGATCATTAATCGAAACATACCAGCAATTAAGCAAAGAGTTTGCACCAAATTTTTTAACCGTTTCAGTACCCAGTTGCCAGAGCATTCGACCTGCAAAATTACATTTAAGGTTGTAAACTAAATCATAAAGTCTTTGAGCCTCTTCCGGTGTATAGTCAGCTCCAATTTCTTGTGCACCATTAATACAACGGGCAACAGTCTGCCACCACTCCTCTGTTTGATCTGTTCCCTCTAACTTTCGCGCATATGTTCGTTTATAAACAATGTAACCTAGGCCATTAAACCCCCAAGGTACTTCTTTATTTACGTATTGTTGCAGAAAAGATTCTGTTAACAGGTCAGAGGAGTAGTTTGTAATCATAAAATTTGACAAAGAATATATGTGAATAACTTAAGCTATTCTACGCCAAAATACTAGTAAATCTACTTAGTATTTTTTCTTTGGCTTGTTCCCTGCTCCTGGCTCTCTGTCATTCCACTTAGTCCCGCCAGGGATTTGTACGTTTTTATTTTGCAGGTTGATATCAAAGTCTGCTGATTGTTCAGCTTCTACTTTTTCAGGTTTAATATTAATTTTTGATTTTCTTTTTACTGAATCTGGAACTGGCCCGGTATTGATACCATCGTCTTGAAGTTCTAGTAGTTCAATGGGAACTGTCATTGGGGTACGATACAAACCAGGAGCGTATTCAACAATTACATCAGCGTAAATTTTATCAGGGGATTCTGTACCCCCGCGATAATTTTGTGTTGTTGTTGGGTAAACTGATTTAATAGCAGATATTCTTAAATTAAGATCAAACCCAGGAGCCATACATGACTTAACTATATCAATAAAATTTTGACCCTTATTTTTCATAAATTCAGAGTTAAGGGCATCTTTTTTAAAACGAACACGGTCCCCGATAAGAAAACCTCCTTGTTGATAGCGCTCTAGTAAATTCTCGTATAAGACATCAAATTTAGTTTCCATAGTAATTCTGATATTATTTATGCAACTCTTGCACTAAATAATAGTGTAAATGGCCATTAAAATAAAAGATCTAGAGACTCTAGCTAATCAATATACTACTAATGCGTATGTATATAAGGATTTAACTCTTGATTTAACAAAAACTAAAATAGAGTCACCTGGATTAATTTTACCAACTCCAAGTACAGATATTAAAGCAAGTTTTGATGTAGAAGCAATTACAAACTCTCTTGTAAACCTTTTTAATACATCTCAAGGTCAAAGATTTTTGTTTCCTGAATATGGCTTAAATTTAAAACGTTTTTTATTTTCACCTATAACGATTAATAACGGTAGAGCCCTTGGTAATGCTATTTTTAATGGTATAAAAACATATGAAACTAGAGTACAGGTTTTAAAAGTAGATGTTGTAGCTGTACCTGATGATAACGCTTATGAAATTACTATAGCTATAAACATACCATTAATAAGCCAAACCACTGAAGTTGGCTTTATTTTTGATATTAAACGAGAAACGTTTATTTCCTTACCTATTAAAAACACATAACTATGACTGATAAAAATTACAATTCGTTCGATATACCTAAAGGTGGCTACGCTGCATTTGACGCTATGTCATTGCGTCAACTTATTATAAACCGTCTAAACGAACAAGGTACATTCACAGATCAAAATTACGTAGGTTCTAATTTAGCGGCTATAATTGATATAATTGCATATGCATACAATACTCTAATATTTTATCTTAATAGAACTTCTACTGAATCAATGTTTACTGAAGCACAGCTTTATGAAAACATTAATCGTATTGTTAAACTTATAGATTACTCTCCTATCGGGGCCCAAACCTCCACTTTAACCTTTAAATGCTCTGCAGATTCATTTCTTCAAGGTTTATATACAATACCTCGTTATAGTTATTTGTTAGCTGCAAATAATATACCTTTTTCGTTTAATGAGGATATAACATTTAACAAAACAACAGATACTATAGTAGAGTATTTAGAAGAGATTAGTGAACAAAAGCTTTTATACCAAGGTATATACCAAGAATACCCAACTTATACAGCTGCAGGGGAAGATTATGAAACTATTATAATAAATCCAGGAAGTAATATTGTCGATCATTTTAACATTGATGTTTATGTAAAACCGATTTTAACCGGTAAATGGGAACTTTTTACTAAAACACCAAATCTATATTTGGAGGAAACAGGAAGTAAAAAATACGAAATCCGCTTAAATCAAAGCCAGCGCTATGAAATTAAATTCGGTGATAACGTAAATGGTTATAGGCTTCAAACCGGAGATTTAGTCGGTGTTTATTATTTACAATCATCCGGTAACGAAGGTGTAGTAGCAGCAGGCTCTTTTTCAGCTGGACCAAGATTTTCGGTACCAGTACTCTTTAATACTATTAGATACAATGAAATTATAGCAGATATTTTACAAGATCAATACCAGTTAATTACCCCGGGTGAAACAATTCGAGTTAAGTTTACAAATGATTTTGGTTCTACAGATTTTACTCCTACTGAAACAACACAACAAATACGCGAAAACGCTCCAATAACATACCGTAGTCAATATCGTTTAGTAACTGCAAAAGACTATGAAGCATTTTTAAGATCTAATTTTGCTAACTTTATATCTGATATAAAAGTTTTCAACAACTCAGAATATATTATAAATTACCTACAATACTTTCATAGTATAGGTATTTCTGAGCCCGAAAAAACAACACGAGCATTATTTAACCAGGTACAATTTGCAGATAGTTGTAACTTTAACAACGTTTATCTTGTTGTTGTACCTCGTTCATCAACATCTTTAAATTATTTGTTACCCGTACAAAAGGAAACATTAAATTCTGCATTACAAGATAATAAAGTATTAACTTCAGAAATTGTTTTTGTTGACCCCGTATATATGGCTTTAAGTGTAGGTATCGGTAATAATGTAGGTTCCTTTGATCCATTAATTGATGAAAATTTAAGTAGACTTAATATAGTTAAAAGAGCATCATCCCAACGAAGTGATACCGCAATAAAGCAAGACATTGTAAATATTTTTTCAAATTATTTTTCTCAAAAGCAGGTCAAAATGGGACAAATAGTTCAAGTACAACAAATTGTTCAAGATATTCTTAGTATTGATGGTGTTATTGATTTGTATACAACCCGCATTGATCTTCCTAATACTCAAATTAAAGGTTTATCGTTATTTTGCTGGAACCCTATCTACCCTCAAAACGATAAAAGAGTAACTACTAATAATATACCGCTACTACCATTTCAATATCCATACTTTAACAATCTTAGTAGTTTGTTTAATCGTATTAATATAACAACTTCTAATTTGCTTAGAAACTAAACTATGGTAACAGCAAATTTTACAGTCACACCTCTAACCGGTAGTGTTTATGGTACAGAGTTTTCTGCAACAAACCTATCTACCGGCAATATATATTCTTATATATGGGATTTCGGGGAAGGAAACTTAATATACAAAACAAAAAATCCGACATTCATTTATAAAACAAACGGGTCAAAAAAAATATCTTTAACTGCTGTAGACGTTTTTGGTAATATAAGCACTTATAGTACTGCAGTATCTACCGACTATCTATATAGAGATTATTTAACATTTACACAAATACCAGAAGTATTAGCAAATCCAGGTCAACCTACTGATAAACCCTTCAAAATTAAAGTTGTTAGTTCTCAAATCAATAAACCTTTAAACGTTGATTTACATGCAACTAATTCAAAATCCATACCATACGAGTTTGTTTCATCAAGATGGAGCTTTTTAACCCCAACTTGGAGATTTTTAGATAAAAATAAAAATATAGTTACAACAATACCAGTTTTATCATCTCCGATTTTAAATACAGATAATCGCATTGTTGCTATTTCTGGTGAAGCAGAATTTTATTATGTAGATAGTATTAGCAACGGTGATACCTCTAAAACACCTCCAATTCTTATAACAGCTACACTCCAAACATCAGGTTTTACTAACTATAACGGTTCTTCAATTTACGATTATCCAAGCTTTAGTAACAATGTTACTGTCCGTGCTGGTGTTTTATGGCAAGTTAATGACCTTGCTCCGGATTTACTTAAAATAACCAGCAACTATTTAGATGGTATACCTAAACAAAAATGGGCAGGTATAAAAATACCATTTATCGTTTCTTGTCATGGTAATAGATCGTATAGAATACCTGGAGCTAAAGACTCTACGAGTGAAATTATTTTCACTTATCCGGGTGATAATGCCACTGGTAAACTTCAAACTATAAATGTTACCTTAAGTAACTTAACACCAAGTCAATATACTATAGATGAGGCTCCATTATATTTTCAAGCCACAAGCGATAAAGGATTTCAAATAGGTGGTTATATCTTTACTACATTAACAAGTAACACCACTGCAGCTAATACCGCTATTATTGCTCAAACTACTGCATTTAATACTCAACAATCATTTACTGATCAGTTTGAATACCCTGCAGGCTATGCTCCAAATCCTTTTGTTTGGGTTTCTAATCCAGCTCATAACGTTTTAAACAAAATAACTGTAATACCCTACACAGGTAATAATACAACAATTGAATATTTTATAGACAATAAAATTCTTATAGACGGTTACATTAAAACAACTCAAGTACCTGCTTTATCAACCTCGTCTACATTTAACTATACTATGTCAGGCTTTTCAGGTATTTATAGTATGGCTATAGACCCTCGTAACTATGAACTTATTTGTGCTGATGCAGAATTAGATTGTATTTATAAATTTTCATCTGAAGGGGTGTTATTAAGCACTATTCAACTTTCTAGTATTGATGGTCTTGATTCAATACAGAACGCCCATACACCGAGTAACGTCTCTCTTGATAAAGATTGCAATATATGGGTTTCTCTTTTTAACTCAATATCAGTACTTAAATTTGATAAAGATTTTAATTTATTGTTTAGCGTAGCTCCTTCCGGTTATCAATATGATGATGTTTTTGATGGAGACTTTGTTTTTAAACCCCCATACGTTGAAACAGATCAAAATAATGATTGCTGGGCAACATATGCCTCCCCTCTTAGCTGCTACCTTGTTAAGTATAGCTCAAACGGCGAACTTTTAGCACAAATAGAATTAGAAAAATATTCGATGCCCGCTAGTCTAGTTATAACACCTCAAAATAATGTTTGGGTTGCAAAATCTTATAATGTTGTTGACGTAGGCGGTAAAATAGATTTATATCATTCTACAACTTATCAACGTTTAAGTACAATTAATAATGTATTTCGTCCGAATAATCTTTCATTAGACAGAGAAGGTAATTTATGGTTTATATACGGAGATCGTCGTTTAGGCTATTATAATACTAAAACAAATATAAAAAATACCTGGGAACTATCAACAGACGATTCTCTTAACAATCCATTTGTAACTGAAGGGCTTATTTCCGAAGATGAAAAAAGAAAAGATCCAACTGTAACCGGAATTGGAACCGATGTTTACAATCGGGTTTGGGTTCTTGACTCTCAAAATAATAATGTTTGGTTATTATCAGCTACCCCTTTCTTTACAAATCAAAAAATTAAAAAATTTAAAGTAAGACCGAATACTTCTGTCGGCTATTATATAGACATTAATAACTATACTACATTTATTGAAACAACAGCAGAACGTATTCTTTACGCTGCAGGGGATTGGACTGGCAATCGTTGGTATCAAAAATACATAATCCCTGAAAACTATTATGCTATACCCGTTTCAGGTGTTTCTAACAATTTTATTATAGACCCTTTTATAAACAAATATCAAGTAAACCGTCTGAATAACTCTTTTAATATGTCTGAGTATTTACAGTCTCTTGCTCTGCCAGAAAATCTTAACAATAATAATATATTGTTTCAGGACTTTTTTGGTGCCGCGGGAGGCAATAACGACAGCAGTAAATATCAAGATATGGGTAAAACTGTTTACGAAAAAATAGCTAACTTTACTGATTACCATGGAGATATTGATACATGTGGAGTACAACAACTTATTTCATATGCTAATCAAACTAATACTTTATATACTGATTACGGTGCTGAATTACCTGCTGAAATTAAGGACTTTTTAGATTTAGCATCTATACCAAAGGCAAAACTATGGGGCATACCTGATGAAATACCTTTACTTTTACAAAGTCTAAACGTTCAAACACCTCTTAATACACAAACCACTATAATAACAGCTGGAACAAAATTAGCACTAAGAAATAAGTTTGACGGTAAATTTACAGTAATACAAGTACCACCGGTGAGTACTACATTAGTTTACCCGTTATCAGAATTTTTAGGAAACGGATTAGAACAACCAGTAACTGTTAAATACGATTTCTTTGAATTTATACCTCAATATACTGGCGAATATTTAGACAATCAAATAGATTGGAATAATCCAAATACCACACTTTCTCGCAATTTATCCACATTTCAGGATTGGTACGGCGATGATGGAGCAATAGAAAATTCATTCAACTACATACTAACTAAAAGAATTTTTAGTTAAATAATTTAAGTGAATATAACCGAATCTAGTTATAATCTTATACCAACCTTTGAACCACCGGATCAAGATAAACCACTATCTTTTCAGGTTTGGAAAAACGGATTTGAAGTTATTATTCCGGAACAAGCTTATACCCAATATAATGAGTATCTAATTAACTGGTACAAAAACAAAAACGTTTCTAGAAATGATTTATCTACTCAAATTAAAATAAATTTTTTAAACCTTTTAAAACAGATTCAAGTTTATTTTACAGAGGAAGAAAAAGAAAGCTGGTACGCTGGTATTGATGTAGATAACGAAAAAGAAGTTTTATTAGCTATACCGTACTTTGCTCGAAAATTAAAAAATATTTCTTTATATTATTTACGCCTAAGAGAACAAGTTAAAAGATCAAAAATAAAATATAATCTAACAGGCTCTAACCGAAGTGTAATAAAACAAATACAGGATATTATTATCCAAGACTATACTAAAAAGGAAAACGGTATTGTAAGTCTACCTAGTTCTTTATGGGCTCATTTACCTCAATTAAGTTCTATAAAAAATAATATTGTTTTCGAAATAGAAGAACTATACGATACTTCATCGTACTTTGATCGATCAATAAATCTTCCAGCTTCTGCGTATTTCCCTTTAGAACAAGAAACTGAAAAATACTTTTCTAATAAAGGTATAAATTTATCTAGCATAGACTGGGTTTACCGTTTAGGAACTTTTACTCTTTCATCTTTAAATGATAAGAATTTACAAGGAACTACTGATCCTGCTTTATCGAGTCTGTATTTTGATTTGGCGCAAAAGTACTTAGGTCGAGACTTTTATTCATCTTTAATTGTTCAATCAAGCGCTAAAAAAGATTTCTTTGATATTAATATTCAACCCGGGAATAATTTCTTTTATTACCCTTTTGGCCCGTATAAAACTAATGTTTTAAATATTACGCGTTATAAGCCTGTACCATTAAGCTCAACTTCACTACAAACCTTAGGTACTGCAGGTTCAAGTTTAGAGACAGCTGATACTATTTTTGTTAAAACAAAAAAAGGTATTGAGGGAGCATGGTTTAGAAAAAAGGTTTTTGATACTGTTAATACAAATATGAAAGCTACTCTTGAAGGTAGTTCTTCTACAATTTTTCGTTTTCCGTATCCAGGGTATGGCATTTCTGCAGAAGATATAAGTTGGACAGGCTACGGCCTTGTAACAGATCCGCGTTATTTTTATCTTGATGAAAAAACTAAAAAAGGCATTGAAGAGGTATATTGGAATACATCTTTTAATTTGTCAGGTATAGTACCTATAAACATTAACTCTACTTCCTTAGTAGAAAATGGTGCCTATTCAAGTAGTGATTTTAATACCGCTGATAAAATAAGAGTCTGGCCAATCCCTCCACAATATACCGACGCAAGCTACACCGGTACCGTTAATGAAGCTTGGCTTTACAAATTTAAACAAACAAATATTTCCATTGGTGCTGGCACTGATAATACTATAGTATGGCCATATTATAAGGCATTTGTTGGCAAATCAAATTACACTTTACCAGATTTACCATCAAATATTTGTTTACCTGAAAAAATTTCTGATTTAAATTTACCATTTGCAACTTGTTCAAATCACTTATCGTCAGCAGATGTCATTTATAAAATTAATAATATTACAGATGATATAGGAGCAGCTGTTGAATGTGCATGGTTATCGGGAAGCAATTATTACTACCCTGAGAAACATACATTTGGACCTAAACAAACACATTTTAGCACTGTCTTTAAACCTGGAACTTTTACCCCTTTTGTGTGGGACGCTAACACTACTAATATTAATGATATTTTAAATAAATCGGTAGTTCATAGCCCTGATTGTAAATTTGTAACAACACCTAACACCACTTATAAAGATTATAACCTCTGTACATGCAAACTAGTAAACTTTGTACCGTTTGGACACCCAGGAGATAACTTTTTTGATAATAATAGTTTGTGTGATTATATAGTAGAAGATGTTGAATTAACACCACTATCATCTGTTGATATTAGTATGTGGTTAGATAATGAAGGTAATCCATTTAGTGTAAGCCCAAATGCAGCATGGTTTAAAACAAATCGAAATATAGGCTGGGGCGACGGTACGTGGTATTCTGGAGCTTCAAGCGTTGATAACATTTTCTTTTTAAAGAGAGGTAAAAGATACTTTTATTATCGCGCAAATGTTAAAAACACAAATAAACAAAATAATAGTTTTCCAGATTATATTGTAAGAGAGCAAATATCTACTAACGACGTCTCTTCTAAAGTTTGGGTAAACGCAATTCTTAATGATAGAGGTCAATGGATATCAACAGGCAAACCCTCAAATATGTCTATAAACTCTAATGATTTTTTAATTTATTCGCGAACAAGTTCAACATATTTTACAATAACAAGTAATTCAGTACAAGAAATAGAGCTTGCAGAAAATAGAGGTAGTATATGGTCGACGTTTGATTATATAACCGTAAAACATCCTACAAATCTAGTAACTATAAGTTACCCGACACTCTATTCAAAATCTGTTCCAATCTCTGATACAAACTCTTCCGATCCTTATAAACAATATCCAAACGTACCATTTAATGGTGTCATTAGAGTATTGCAGTGGGACGTCACTCATAAAGAAACTAACAAAAAAGAATCGTTTAGAAATTCTGCAGTTGCATCCTTTACTCCATTTTTAACGGGTACATATACAGTAGCAATGACAGCTATAACCTCAATTCAAACATCTTTGTTTTCGCCCGCTGCTACAGGGTGTTACTACTTTTCAAATATACCACCAATAACCTGTATACCTTCTACGATAGATGTACCTTTACTATCTACATTCAACACACCAATACCCGGTTTTGTTCTACAAACTAATCTCCGTGGTTGGAATTACACACTAAATAAGCCTTCTTCTTTAAGAGAAGGAAATACTGGTGCAAAACCGCTATGGGTAAAAAGTAATATTGATAAAACTATTGCAACTGACTATAAATCAGTTGAAAGCTGGAGCCCTGCTTTAACATTTGTTGATAATTTTAATCCAATATCTTTTTATGATCCATCTGATATTGTGCTAGCTGGTGGGGAGTATATAGAATATAAAAGAAGCCCTCAACTTAAAATAATTTGGGATCAAAATTTAACTGTTAATAATACCGTTAATACAAATCAATGGTGTAAGTTAGAAACAACCACAAATACTACACAAAATGCGTTTACACCAGCAAACGTTATTGTTTCAAACCCCTCTACAACCCCTTCTACAATTTTATTACAAAATGTTTTTGAAAACGATTTAGTTGAAATTTATTATAATGCTCAAAACTTCTTTGTTTGGTCTATAACTGCTGAACCACAAATATCAGAGACTATCTATTCCTCCCTTATATCTTCAGTAGCTATTACTAGTCAAGATCCCTGGACTAGTTATACAAATCAGTTTAATCCCACTGTTGCGTTCTTTCCATCTTTTGATTCCCTAGTAAATACAAAACAAATCGGAGAATATTTTAAACCTAAAAATTTAGGTCTTCTTACATATGTTAACAAGGATTATACTTTTGAACTACAGTTAAGTTCATTACAAGCTACTGAAATATATGGAGCACCTTCTCAAAAAATAAACAACCGTGGGCTGTCTAAAGAAGCCCAATTTTCACCGTTTGTTATTACTCAGAATGACAATACTTGGTTAAAAGAACCCTATACTACCGGGTCTTTAGCAGGAACTGTTAAGAAAGATATTTTTAGAAAATATCAAAAATTTATACCGTATCAATCATCTTATGAGTCTAATCCGCTCACCCGTATCGGTTTAATTACACCAGTTAGTAGACAACATCCATGGGGCGGCCCTGAAAATAAAAATTGGGTTGATTCTTCCAATCAACCTATTAACTTTACGGGTGAAATCAGTGTTAGTCATTGGGTAAAGGACCAAGTTCTTAAAAATGTCGATTTACAGCTTTATAATTGGAATTCCGACATTTATGGTAACCAATACGGTTTGTATAAAAACATTAAAAACCTATCACCAAGCCAAAAAAATACTACCCCTGGTCAGTTATGGGTTAGAAAGAATTCTCAACAAACTGAACCTGGTTATACTGCCCTTTTAAATGTCTTTGATACATATAAGACCCTAAACCTCTATCACGAGTTAACAGGTTTTGGTATCAATAAAATAGATGTTTTTAATGATACGTTGTTTATTGAAACTAGTAGTGCGCTTGTTTTTGAAAAAATAAACTATGATTATAACACCGGAGACCTTTCAAGTATTGTTGATTTAGCTCGGAGTATTTCCTTAGCAGTACCTATTCAGAATAATTTAAATAGAGAATTTACAAAATCTTTATCTGATAACCCAAATTATGCAGTACCAGGAGATACATGGTTTTTTGCAAAAGAAAAAACAATTATAATAAGCGTTACTGAATTATCTGGTGGTAATGTAGTACCAAATCTTTTTTCATATGATTTAAACAAAAACGATCTTAAGAAAGTATTTACAATACCTAGTTCCGAACAAACTTTCAACCACCTAAACATCATAGAAGTTTCTAGACCAGTAATATCTTATTGCACTACTAAGAAGGAGTTTTTATATACATTTACCGCTAAAACTCAAGAAAATAAAAACATTGTAATAACTATTCACATTAATAAAAATACTGAATTACAATTAACCGATATCAAGGTTTATACCCCTCAACAGCCGGAAACTTTACCGCCTACTTTATTATCAGATTTAAATCTTACCCTTTTAGTTAGTTCAATATACACTCAACAAATAAGTGCGTCTCCTTTAAATTGTACTTTTGAACCAATAAATTTCCCAAGCTGGGCAAATTTATCAAATTCAGGGTTATTCACATGCACTACCCCTCAAACACCACAAACCTTTTATTTACCTTTTAAAGTAACTAACAGTGTAGGTTCTATGTATTCCGGGTTAAATATTACAATCCAACAAGCACCAAATCTTGTTCGTATAAATAATAATAACCTCATTCGAATTAATGGTACAAATTTAATACGAATAGGTTTAGAATAAACAACAATATGGCAGACAATAGCTTTCTAGATTTTAACGTTAAAACACCAGTATCAGCAGATTATTTTGTAGGTTTTGCAGCAGATGCATCTACAGAGTATAAAGCACAAATACAACAACTACTTACATTAGCTTCTTCTCATGTATTAGCTAATACTTTAACCACATCAGTATGTGCAATATCTGGAAACGGTGTTACTCCCTTTGTTATGAATTTTACAAACGGTCTCTTAACATCTATAACCGTATAAGAATGAGACATAACAATGTACACAAGCATACATGACAACAGATTTTTATATAGTTTCAGGAACTACTGTACCCGAAAATTACATTTGGGATATTGGAAACCCACTTGAAACCACTCCAACTAAAACTGTAGCTAATAGTACCACCCAATACATATCGGGATACGCCCCGGGGCTTAAAGTGGTTTTTAAATCTGATATTAGAGATTTAATTTATGCAGGATTTCCAGATGTATCATCAACATATATTTGGAACTTTGGCGATTTTTATAATACAGTAAACAATACTGTAGTTTTTACATGCCAAGATTCAACAGTAGAGCATACTTATATATTGCCCGGAAAATATAATGTTTCATTAACCAATATACAGTCGAGAGAGCAAAAACCAGTAATAGACGTTGCTGATAGAGACTGTTATGGAAAACATAAAATAGGCTGGTATTGGGACAACCTCAGCAGCGTAAACTTACAAGCTACCACCTGGGATGAAACGAATTGCACTCCGCCGGCTACAGCAGTAAATAAACGCACTAAAAAATGGGATGATGAGGGTAAATGTTTTCAGAAATTTTGCTTTAATTGGACATGGAAAGACCTTAACTTAAATGGCCTGAACCCCGTATTTTGGTTTCAGACTTATGAATACGGGGATTATTTTAAACGATGGGATTATGAAGCCAATACCGTAATTTGTAACCCTAAAAGTATACCAAAAAATACTGTAGACACTACAGAACAAATTACGCTTAAAACTGCTATAATTGAGGTTCTAGAAGTTAAACCTGTTGCAGCTATTCAGAGTGAAACTTACCCTCTAACTGGCTATTCGCCCTTTACATTTAAGTTATCCCCTATACAGATAAAAACAGGAAGCTTCCCAATAGACCGTATTGATTGGGACTTTGGGGACGGCTCTTCTATAAAAACGGTAACTAGATATTCTACTCCCGATACTACATATTTTGTTTATAATAGTGCTTATTTTAACGACCCGCAAGATCCTCGAAACTTTGATCTTGTTTATACAATTGAACGAAATATTGATTCCTATCCAATATTTTACCCCTCTTTAACTTGTTATAGTGCCTGTACTAATTCCTCTGATAGTTGCTCTGTTGTGGTTGGACCTATATTATTACAGCCATTAACTGAAGATATACAACTCCTAAAAGCAAAAAACACTATTAAAGGAGAATTTTACGGTTTAGAAATTAATAACAATATTACTTTTTTAACAAATACTATTAAAGGTGAGACACAAAATCCACCTGTTCCAACTTTGCCAGGGGCACCTATAAAACAGATAATAAAAAATAAACCTATAATATATTTTGGAAATACCGGAGAAAATTACCCACCAACATATATACCAGGATGTGAATATGTCCCTTCTGAACCCACCCTAATATATCTTACCACAGAAGAAAATGATCTATCCGCTATATTTCTGGAAGATATAACATACCTCTATAAATAATAGAACATAAGTAATTTAATATGATTTCTGGTACTAAAATATCGCAGCTACCTGTCTTAGCATCTTTACAAGACACTGATTATTTTCCTGTAATTCGCGGAGCAACTACAAATAGAATCTCAGGATTAGTACTTAATACAGCAGCGCTTAATACTGTAAAAGCCTCTTTTCCAATAAATTACAGTTCAAACGTACTCACATTATCAAGCAGTACTATATTGTTGAGTGGAAGTAACACTAATTTTAAAACGAATGTTTTAACCGTTTCAGGTACACAAGTTATTGAAGCAAGTAGTTCTAATGCCGCTTTAAGAGTAACTCAAACCGGCTCTGGTAATGCTATAGTGGTTGAAGATTCTATAAATCCAGATGCTACACCATTTGTAGTAAATCAGTTTGGTCAAATAATTTCCGGGTCTTTATCAGCTTGGCATACACAAGCAGGGCTTAATATAACCAATAAACCTGAAAGTAATAGTGTTCTTGCAATAAGAAATATTTCTAACTCTGCAGCATCAACTGGTTTACAGATTCATAAAGCTAGAGGTACTGAAGGTAATTTACAGACATTAAGTGCAGAAGATAGTATAGGTGCTATTTTATTTCGAGGTTATACAGGAGATAATTTTTCAGGTATTCCTGCTTTAACAGATAGAGGCTTCCGAAATGTTGCAGCTATTAATGCAAGTGTTGATGGAGTACCAGTGCTGTCAAGCATACCTACAAGATTAACATTTAATACAACTTTAAGTAACGCTACCTCAGCTACCGAACGCCTGCGAATTACCCATGACGGCAAGATAGGTATTGGTACCACAACACCGAATGAACTATTAACAATTTCAGGTAATGTTTCTGCAAATACGGTATTTGCTAATCTTTCTGGTAATGCAGCAACAACCTCAAAATGGCAAACACCACGAGCAATTACATTAAGTGGTGTTGTTGTGGGCACAACTTTAGCAGACGGTGCTCAAGATGTAGCAATAATTACTACTTTATCTGCTGGGGTTATTGTAGATAATAACATCTCTAATAATGCAAATATTTCAGATGCTAAATTAGCACCGATTACAACAGACCGTAAAGTGTCTCCTACCGCAATTGATTATGTAGGGTCTCAACCAGGTCAAGTGTTAATGAGTACAGGTTCTGCTACAATTTGGCAGTCATTAAGTTCATCTGAATTTAATATTTTACCCGGTACAATTACCAATGCAATGCTTGGTAATGAAATTATATCTACAAATAAAATACTGGACAATGCAGTTACTACTACAAAAATTTCTGCTGACTCTGTTACAACATCTAAGATAGCAAATAACGCTATCACCTCTGAT